CTTCGATAGGCGGCTCAGGCGGCACTGGTGTCGTAAAGTCCGTGCCGTCCCACAGGTCGCCAATCTTTGCCGTGTCGGACTGAATCCAGTTGTCAGACAACGGGGCATCGGCCACTGCGATGTTGACGACGGTGCCGTTTTCTATGATTGCGTATTTCATATCTCAGCCCTCACCATGCCCAGACGCGGACGCGGCCTGCTGCGCCAGCGCCCGATGTTGCTCCTGATAGCGGTCCGCCACTTTTATAGTTTGTGATTCCGCCGCCACCGCCGCCAGGGTAGCCTCCGTTTTGTGCCGCAGAAGGGCTGTCCTCCCTTCTCGCAACAGCATTCCCGCCATTGCCCGACAAGACAGATGAATACCCAGACCCCGATATTCGGACTCCGCCAGAATTGTCAGATGCAGTTCCACCCCATCCACCGGAATACGTTGGGGATCGCCGCGCAGTTACGCTGAACTGACCAGCTTGGCCAGCATTGTCTACTACCTCAGTCTCTAGAAAGGCAGCGGTTTGCGCAGGGCCGGCAACGCTGCTAATTCCCGCCTTGACCTTTCCGCCCTTGCCTCCAGGTGCCGTCAGGTGGCCACCAAATGACGACTCACCCCCTGTTTCGCCGGGCGCTGATTCAGATATTTGTTCAGCGGATGAAACTGCCGGGGCCGCAGCCGCAGCGCCTCCTGCGCCAATCGTAACAACCACGGAGGCTGAAATAGATTCCGCAGGGATAAAAGCCCCGGTAAAACTCCCGCCCCATCCACCTTCTGCTGTTATGTTGTAATCGCTTCTGGTGTTTTGTGCAGCGCCCCCGCTCCCACCACCACCAACGCACTCAGCGTATACCACCGTGACGCCATCTGGCTTTGTCCATGTTCCTGAGCTTGTAAACTCATCATAATGGACGACAACAAACCGCTCCCAGTCCGCCGACACCCCCGGCTCGCTGGTAGTAACGTCTGCCAGATCGTTGAGCAAGAGCCACACAAGGCCATTGTGCGAAACCGATGCCGGTTTGCTGAGCGCACCCGTCAGGCTCGACCAAGCGCCTTTGAAATTAGCAGACGCCGCCGCGTTGTTGGCGTGGCCTAGCGCCGCAGCGACATGCGCCGAACCAACAGTGTCAGCCTCTGTTGCGCTTTCTGCCGCTGCCGTCGCACTATCGTATGCTGCGGCGGCACTAGATGCAGCCGCATCCTTGTCAGCCTCTACAGCCGTCTCCAGCGCATTCGCCTCAGTGACAAACGTCGGCAGCGCACCTAGCAGCGCGTCCCCTCGATCTGCAAACGTCGTCGGGTCATTCCGGCTCGGCGGTGTCGGTAGTGGTGTAATCGGCATCAGGTCAGGCCCTCAATCTCGAATGAACACAGGAAGTGCCGCGGGTACTGCACAGCGGGAGTCAGGTCGCGGTAGAACCCAAACACCGTCAGCGCATCGTCGAACGTCGTGCCGTTGCCGAAGGCGTAGAACGTCGGCGTGGCAATCTGACTGGTAAGCACCCGCTGAAAGCGGTTTAGCGAGCCGATGGGAATCAGCGCTGTGGCGTTGACTTGGCGGGAAAACGGGCCAGCCTCAAACGTAGTAACACCCGTTGCCTTGTCAGTCTCTTTCGTAGAATAGTCCTGAATCCCAAGCTGAACGCCAAGCTGCGTATCGCCGAACGAGTACGACTTGCCAAACGCGCATACGCCACAGGCGGTATTCGTGCCCGCGATGGTGATGGTCAGCTCGATGTCCCCATACGGCGGGATGCCGTCGATGTAAGCAAACTCGATGAAATCAAACGGCTCGAAGAAATACTCGAACCAGTCTGAAATCACCTCATCTGTTAGTGTCTGCTCATGGCGGAATACCTCGACGGAATCCGACGTGCCGACTACTGTCAGATCATTGCCCTCAAGCCCGGCGAAGCCAATCGCACCAATCAGCCCCGGCGTCAGTACCACCGTCAAATCACCCGTCCGCGTGGTTTTCTCGCTGATCGTGTTCGTAAACATATTCTGCGGATTGGTGCCGTTCGACGACACAAAGTGCGTGCCCTGCACGTAGGCGGTGCGCTGCATGATCCTCATGCTGCCACCGTCCTCAGCGACTCGCCGTTACGAGTCACGCGCTGCCACAGCTTCAACTGCCGGGACATCATCACCGCTAGGGCTTGCAGCTCCGCTTTCGTGTCATCACCTCCGCCCAGCATCTGACGCGTCTGCGATGCCGTGTGAACAAACCCTGGCCGCTTGAAGCGGACAAGCTCTGGCCCTTCCTCGCCGACAATGGCCAATCCGGGGGACGCATAGCCCCCCTTCGCAAAGCCGCGTGTGGAGCCGCTCTGCTGCGACGGCTGGGATACGTTTACGTTCACATCGACACTGATATTTGACGGGATGTTCGCCGCTGCACTGGCCATCGTGTCTGCGGCCGAGCCCATGCGCGAAGCCGCAGAATCCAGCGCCCCACCGACTGCCGCATTGATGTTGGATTGCGTGCGCTCTAGGTTGTGGATGCCCTGCTGAAGCCGTCGCTGCGCTGTCGAATTGACCTTCTCGATGAATCCGGCAAACGCCTCGGCCTGCTGCTTCTGCTTTTCAGGCCCAAGGGACTGAAAGACCAGCATATTTAACCGTTCAATCTCGCTTACAGTGGTTTTTATGTCTTGTGGGTCGCTAAGTACCCGAAGCTCCTCCACAAGTGAATTTATTTCCGCCTTGCGCGACTGACGCAATTCATCCTCGGACATAATGGACTGGCGGATGCTTTCCGCGCTGCTAGCGGTCAGTGCGTCTAGCCCGGCAGCCGTCTCCATCAACTGCGTGGCAAGCTGGAAGGCGACCTGCTTCGTGGTGCCTAGCTCATTCGCAAGTGTCTGCGTGTTCTCCGTCGTCGCGGTGAACTCGGAAATAAGCGTATTCAGCTTGCCTGTCTGGAGCGCGTAAGACTCGGCAATAGTCTGCCCCGCCAGGTCGTAAGCGTCCCGCGCAGAGTCCACGGCATCAGTGTTCAGCGCAATGCCTAGATTGCCCAGAGCGGCCACGAGACGCACGGACTCCTCCCCGGTGCCCTCATAGGCGCGCACGATGCGCAAGGACGCGTTCGTCATGGCATCGCCGTAGGCACCAAGGACGCCCATCAATGCTGTAGTTTGTGTAGCGGTGCCGTCGAATTCTTTAATCAGGGCTTCGACCTGCGGGCGCGCCAACTGGCCTGATTCTTCCAGCCCAACAAGGGAGGCCGAGAAGGCTAGGGCCTCCTGCGTAGATCCCTCGAACCGCTGAATAACGCCCTCCATGACGGGGGTCAATTCTGCTCCGCTGTCACGCATCCCTACGATGGTTGCAGTCAATGCCACGGTGCCTTCGGCGCTTAGTCCGGCGTTCGTGATGTAGTCGATAGTCTCGGCAGACAAGCTGCCGATCTGCTCATTCATGCCGACCAGTCCATCAGCAAGAGCAATCGTTTCTTCTGCCCCGCCCTCAAACTCTTTGAACAGGGTTTGCAGCCCGCCGGTCAGGTTGGTTGCGCCGTCTATTACCTTATCCATTGCGTTGGACAGGAACGCCATTTGATCCTGTCCATAGTCCACGCCATCCAGCCGTAATCCGTCTCGGCTACCTACGCCGATGTCGAGCGTTCCGCTACTTCCGCCGATGGCGCCGGAGAATTGAGAAAGCATTGCGGCTATGTCTCCTGCCGCGTCGCGATTCTCCTGGCTGAATTTCTTTCCGCCGAGCCCGCCGATCACAACATCGCCCGTGCCGAGGTTGAGCATGGCCGTGCCGGTCATGTCCGATGGTTCGTTGTTGCCGATAAGAGACTCAAGGCCCGAGCCGAGGAATGAACCAATTGCTGCTCCGATCGGCCCTCCAGCCGCCATCCCAATCGTGCTGCCGATGGTCGAACCAACACCAGAGGTCTCGCCAAAGACCCTGTTGCCCAAATACCCTCCGGCAAGCCCTGCGCCTGCTCCAGCAAGAGCATTTCCGGGGGTCATCGTCATACCGCGCCCATAGGCCGAGCTCGATAACCAGTCCATTCCAGGAACGCCTATGTCAGCAAGAAACGACGCGCCATGACCAACTCCGGTCATCACCCCCGCTCCGAGATTGCCGATGCCGGTCATGAACGAAGAGCCAATACCTCCTATCCCACCACCAAATCCCGGAGTTGCCATCGCGCTACCGGAGGCGCCACCTAGTCCGAGAGACAGCATGATCCGATTGCTCGCAGCCGTTGCGATCATCTCGGCAATCACTGACTTAAACATATCAGCCAGATCACCAAATGAAGCGCGACCGTCCAAAATCATATTTTTGAAGAAGTCACCAACAGCATCACGCATCCTCTCAAAACCGCGTGTTACGGCTGTGGACATCGCGCTAGTTGATTGCGCCATGCTTGAGGTTTCTACCTCTACGACTGCGGAGGTTTCCTCTACCGTGTCGGCCACTTCCTTTATGGCCACCTCAGCGACCTCTACCTCCTCCGCTACTTTCTCAACATTGACCCGCGCAGCCTCTGGCATGGTGGCAAATGAATCGTTGGCGGCCTTAACTAGATCCTCAATGGCGTCTGACGGAAGCGGCTCGTTCAGCTTGTCGCGGACGGCCTGCGCCGACTCGAAGGTATCTTCAACCAGCCCATCGTAAAACTGCGCGAACGTCGAGCCGTCATAGTCAAGGTCAACGCCAGGGATCTTGCTGGCTAGGTCAGAAGCCGCATTCAGGATCATATCAAGGCCCGCCAGCATGGCTGTGACCAGCGTCATCACGCCAGTCTTGATTGTTAGAAATACAATCTCTAATCCCCTAAACGCATCTCCAACAAACCCGACAGCATTTATGATCTTTTCAAATGCGACACCAGCAAGGCTGGCCATGTTCACGGACTCAGAACCAACCCCAAACAACCGATCACCAATCTCGGCCAGAATGGGAGCAAACTGCACCGCAAGCTGCTGAGAAAATCCCTCAGTCAGCTTTGAAACTCTATTGAGTGAATCGTTAGCCCCCTCAACCTTCTTCGCCATATCGTTTGTGATGGCAAGGCCAGCGGCTTCCGCTTCACGCCCCATCGCGTCAAGTCCATCAGTGCCCGCCGCCAGTGTGTTGACCAGCGCAGCACCTTCCGAGTCGAACAGCTTGAAAGCAAGACGGAGCTTGTCGGACTGGTTATCAACACCCTCCATCGCACCGGCAACTTGCCTAAATACCTCATCGGGCGACTGGGCTGCCAAATCCTTAGCACTCAGCCCCAGTTCCTCTAGTGCCTTGACCGCCTCGCCAGTACCTTGGCCCGCTTCAGCAACCCGGCGCGTCATTCTTTGAAGGGCCATGTCCAGCGTTTCGCTGCTGACGCCCGTCTGCTCTGCTGCAAACCGGAGCTTGGCGAGCTCGTCGGTAGCGATGCCCAACTTGCTGGATACCTTGGCGAGCGTGTCGATTTGACTCAGGCCGGATTTAACCATCGCCGCGCCAGCCGCAGCCGCAGCAACACCTACCGCCGCGCCGTACTTTGCAACACGCTTCCCGGCTTGCTCAAAGTGCTTGCGAGCTTTCGCCAGACGCTGCTCTACGGTTTTTTCGTGCTTACCAACCGACTTGTCCGCCGCTTTAAGCTCACGCTGCAATTGTGCGGTCGTGGCTTCAATGCGAACCAGTAAGCTCTGTGCTGCGTCATTAGCCATGCTTTCGGGATTCCTTCATATCTCGGATGCGCTGCGCAGCATCCATTTTCCGCCGCTGGAATAGATTGCGCTGCTGCTCAATCTTTTCAGCATCGGTTTTCTTGCGTGGCTTGCTCGGCCCGAAGGGGTTTGTCTGTGAAACAAAATCTGCCTTTCCCTCAAGCGCAAGAAGGATTTGAGGTATAGGCGTAGACAACGCGAGATGCGGAGACCATCCAAGCCAGCCGGTGGCCAGCTTGAACAGGTCTACCGCATACTCGCTAGGGCCTAGTCCTCCCCCGAGGCATCGTCCTCGGACTCGCCCTCGGGACTGATGACCATGCCGAGATACTCAGCCGCCATAGTCGCCGCCGACTCCAGGCCCTCTAGCAGAACGTGCTCCTTCATCTTTTCCGCTTCGGACTTATTCAACCCAGCCCCTTTGGAAAGAATGAAAACAGCATCGCCCCAACTGAGCGCCATACACTTGCGGGCGGCGCTCTGGAAATCCCCAAAGCGCCGCTCAATCTGCTCAATGGCAGAGATGGTGACTTTCAGCGTGTAATCGTGCCCGCCAATCGTCACCTCTTTAGTGCCTGCACTCACTCGACTCATACAGCCGCAACCTTGACAATCGGCGTGTTGATGCGAACCTCACAGTTCAGCATCAGAACCGAGTCGGCACCGCTCACCTCTTCGACTACAGATGCAACCTGCCCAGCGAAGTAGCGAACTTCGCCATCGCTGTACTCGACCTTGAAGTTGTAGTTGGCCGATGTGTCGTCAGCTTCAGCCGTAGACAGTGCATCCTGCCCTGCGTCACCGCCAACAAACGCCATCGTGACGTTCAAGGTTCCCGCATTACGCGCACCCTTCAGCTTCTGAACTCGAGCGTCCGTGAGCCCCGTGAACGTCACCTCAGCAGAGGTATCGCCAAACGATCCCAGCGACTCCACGCCACCAATGGCCGTCCATGTGTCCAGCGCATAGGCCGCAGCGTCTGCCATCGGGGTTGTGGTGCCGATTGAAATGGCGACATTAGCGCCAGTCTGAATACCCATAGTTTTACTCTCCGTGCTGGATGATGATGCGGAGCGTCATGTGCCCCTTGAAGGTTAAGGTGTCCGCTTCGCGGACGGTGTGGGCACGCTCCACGCGCACCGATGCAACGTGGGCACGCTCCACGCGCACCGATGCAACGTGTCCCGTCGATAAGCTCAACGGGGTTTCGTTGATTGCATCCAACTGGCCGAGGATCTCGAACACTTCAGCCTGCCCGTACTGCCGGGACCAGATGGATAGATAGACGTAATGCGTAGTGACCCTGAGTTGCAGATAGGCGTCATCGACCGACTGCGCAGAGTCCATCGTCACGTAGGGATAGTTTGTGTTCTGCGGCACGGAGTCCCATACATCGCAAGACACAAGCGCCTTCAGGCGCGCCAACAAAGCCACGTGAAGCGCATAAGACGGATCAGCCACGGCTCGCCTTCTCCAGTGCTTCCGTGATGGCCTCGTTTATCTGGTCGCGTATCCACTGACGATTCGCATCGAACGCACGCTTTTTGATGTGCATAGCGGGAATGCCGGGATGCGCTCCGTTAGGCTTCGTTCCTTCTTCAAACCAGTGCAGCTTGTAGGCTTGGAATCGTGCATTGTCGTTGTCAATCGTGGCTTTGGTGAGCGCGCCTGCTTTCGTGTACTTGCGCGCAGACTGAGCAAAACCGTTCTTCACAATCTGCGCACGATCAGCACCAGCACCGACATAAGCCGTAAAGCCATCCCGGCCGAGCTTGTAGGAAATAGACCGCTGCAAGTCGCCCTCATCCACAGGCACCGCCCGCAGGATGTCAAACTCAATCAGCTCGGCGCCTTTCTTGATGGCCTCTTTAACCGGCGCCTGCGCTTCGGGCTCAATCTTGCGCAGCAGCTTGCGCAGCTTGTCCACGCCCTGATAACCCTTGGCCCGACTCATACCGCAACGCCCCTTTCGGCTTCCAGCATCATGTAGACCGATCCCGGCCCGCGATCAGCGATAAAGCGGATGTTGTACTCGTGGCCGTTCCAGATAATCACATCGTCCTCGCGCAGGTCGTTGCGCTGGTGAATGTGAAAGCGGTAGTTGGCTTGTGCCTCTAGCTGCTGGCCCTCCCTGCGCTCATCGCCCCGCATGGGATAGGCAGCAGCGTAAACCTGTGCCACAAGCGCAAGCGTGGTCTGTAGTGACCCGTCCGCCTGTTGGATCTGCTGTTTGCGGCGTATTTCTATCAAGTGCCGCAGATCAAGGTGGTTCACCCGACCACCCGCGCCCGATAGTTGTCCGCAATCGCCTGGAATGCGTGCGGCACGGTATACATATTCGACTGATTTGCCCCGGTGATAACGCTCGCATTGTTGTACCAGTGCCCCACCAGAATGCGCACAGCCGCGCGGATCGGCGCTGGTACATCGCTTGCGTGATCGCCATACCCACACACCACATCGAAGCTCACCGCATCGTCGCGGGTGAACGTGGACGGCAGCGACACACCGTCCTCAGCTTCGAGCGTTGCGCTGTCAGGCGACGCCACGAGGCGATATGACGACGCCGCGAGCGTTTGCTGAGTATTGTCCGCATCGTAGTAACTGATGGCAGATATGGACTGCGCGGGAACCACCGGAAACCGGAAATTTATAGGGAAGCGCGGCAGCGACAACCGCCACGTCTGGGTCAGCAGCGCACGGCTGAACACCCCATCCCGCCCGTCGCAATATTCGGACGCCGACTCAATCAGCGACAGAATCAGATCGTCCTGATCGTTAATGCCCAGCAATCGCAGATCGCGCTTGCACTCATCCAGCGTCACAAGCTCGCCCAATGGCGCAGTGATGCGCTCAATCATCGCGGGTTTCTACCCTGCGCTTTTTGGTGGCTCGCTCGACCTTCTGAACAGGCTCAGCCTCCCCGTGAGAAATCAAGAATCTGGCCTCAGACTCTGAAACCTCCACAATCTCGCCAGCACTTTGAGAGATGCCAGGACCGACGCGGGATAGCGTGAGCTTCACCTTCACAGTATTCATGCGACCACCTTTGAATAGGTGCCGCCCCGAAAGGCGGCGAGTAGTGCTTAGGCTGCAGCGTGCAGAACGTGCTTGATGGCCGCGGTGTTCAGCAGCTCACCGTCAAACCGCTTGAAGCCGACCATCCCAACTTGGAAGTTCTCGGCATACCGCTCGCGCAGCGCGAGAGTCTGGAAGCCAGCAACCTTGCGAACGATGTACTTCGAGAAGTCACCGAACAGTATGGACTGGGCGCTTGCGCCCATGTCCGCCATTGCCTGATTAACGCTGAACGGGTGGCCGAGCAGCGTTGCAGGTTCACCGATACGGACATCGCCCATCTGCCACAGGTAGTTGTTCTGGCCGTCCTTCAGCTTGCGGATTTCGGCAAGCGTCGAGTCGTTGAACATCCACCGGCATTGCGGGCTGGAGCGATACGCGGGGTCGATCGAATGCACCAGGGCGATAAGGTTATCGGCAGTAAACGAGCCTACGGCGG